TCTTCCACTGCCAGAAGACAGGGTTTGTCACTGAGCGTTTCCTTCAACTCCCGCAACGCCCCTGACAGATTGTTCTGAGCTTCTACGCCCTGTGCAGTAAGATCGACCAGATTACGCTCCAGCAGATCAATGCGTTTAGCCATACGGTTTTCCCGTTCCTTTGCCGCTTCCCGGTCCGCTTCACTCGCTGTAGCCAGACGCCAGACCAGAAATGCCGCAAGGCCGGTGAATCCACCATTCATGATTAGCGCGATCAATTGATCCTGTGCCATTATTCCTCCTTTACGTCGGTTTGTTTGGTGTGAATCCGCAGAGTATGCCGGTAGGCATCCGACCAGCGCCAGCACGGTTCACTTCCCGGTGTCATCACTTCATACTCGTACACTTTCCCGTCGACCGTCTCTTTGATGATGTCTCCCCGGATTGGCAGTGCCGGTTCATTGGCAATAATCAAATCTGATGCGTTAATCAGGAAATCACGCGATTCATATGGTTCATACGCGCCAGTTTCGCGTTCGACCTCAAAGACAGTCCTGCCGATTGTGGCAGGGAGGATAACGCTCTCCCCGCCACGGCAGTACATCACGGATTTACTCATGTGTTTTGTGCGCATGCTTTCCAGCCATACCGCGCCAGCTTCAAGCAGATCACTCATAGTCATCTCCTGAACAGGATAATTGGTTACGGACAAAGCCGAACGACAATGGTCGTATCTGCATTTACGGTTGCATATACAGATTTACCGATATAGGGCAGCGCGTTACCACTTCCGTCATCCGCATCAGTTGTTGCAGCTTCCGTATCCCAGTACATCTTTGTTCCGGCATCAACAGCACCGGTCCATTTGGGGATTGTGAAGATCCCGGTAAGTGCCAACGCACCACGGGTACCAGCCTTGATGTCCAGTTTAGCGATTCCGACAAGATCACCGATCACAACAATCTGTCCTGCAGCAATATCCTCTTCAGGTACATGATCAATTGAGTCCCCGCGCTGTATAAAGGTCGCAGTCATAATAAGTCTCCATCGAATGTAAAATTGAAAATATCCAAAGTGCTTGAGTACAGGCATCATTCCCCGTTTGACTTGAATACCCCGCGCCAGTCCTGCTCACGCACACCAAGGTCAAAGAAGACACGGAACTTGATGCCGAGGGTGTCGAAATCAGCTTCTCCCTGCTCGACAACTGGCGTACGCCGCCCTCGCAGATAACCAATCTCAAAGGTGTCAACTATTCCGGGGTCGGCAAAGAGATACCATGCCTTGGTAGAAGCGCCGGTGTAATTGGTGTTGGAAAGATATGGACTGACCACGATAGTCAAGTTCTCATCAGCCAGAGCGTTGTAGGTGGGGATACGGGTGGCATTGGAGCTACCGGTAGCGAAGAAGCTGATACTGTTAAGAATTTCTCGGGCTGTGATCTTCAGCGCCGTCGGCACCAGAATAAATTTCGGAGCCACGTTAATCGGCTGACCGTCGGAATCCACCTGATCCTGGAACATCTGGGTAGCCGTTGCCAGACTGGTAGCCGACAGCGCGGAATCGGTACCGCTACTGTAATTCTTGTGATCAGACGAGAACAGACTGTTGGGGTTAGACAAGAGGCGGGTAAAGAAGAGCTGGTCAATCTTACGAGCTGCCCGTCCCCCCATACCGTCAGGTACTTTGAGGAACGCACCGAGGTCATCATTAAAGATCATCTGTCTGGTAAGGGCAAATACCTTGCCGAAGGTCTCAAGCTGGTTTACGGCCTTATCTTCCTTTAGACCACCGTGCTTGAGCTCTCCGTCCGGGGCTACCGGCTCAAGGTCACCCACATCGGTTAAACGGTAACGTTCGGATTCCTTGAAATCGGTCAGTTCACCCTCACTACACAGACGTGTCGCCACAATTGGCTGAGCGGTAAAGGATTTCAGAAGCCGCTTATTTGCTACGTCATTAAGAATACCCGGCAAAGCAACCGTACTGAAGGCTGCGCGGATGGTGTCATTACCAAAACTTCTGGGAATGGATTTACCTTCAATGCGGGCGCATTCAACAAACAGCTGCTGCAGGGAAATGTCACGCTCCCGTCTGGCACGGGTCACAGTCTGCTCGCCAAACTGCGTGACAAGTTCATTTTCATCAATGCCGGTACGTAGGCACAAAGCGGCTTCGAGCATGGCGGCATTATCAGCAGGGGTAAAATCTGCAGCCACCACAATCCCCACATCCGACTGCGGACGGGAGTCACGGATTGCCTTAAGAACAACAGAACGCGTACGCTCAAGATCCCATCCCGCACTGATTGCTTCATGCTCGATCTTGGGGAATTCGCCATCGCAGACGGCCTGAATATCCCGTACCCGATCACGCTCAGCGCGGATTGCACGTTCGGCTTCCAGCCGCACTGCGTTAGCTGAAATGTCACTTTGCGGATTGTTATTACCCGACGCGGCAATCGGAGGGTGAGGATTATCACCGGGGTCAATATTTGAAATGTTATCCGTGTGAGCTTCCTGACTGTTACTGCCGTTAGAAGCTATAACTGATTCAGGTGTTTCACCGGTAAGGGTGAAGCTGGCGGCAACCTTCATGCGGGTACTGGCGTCTGCACCGACGGCAACAACTGATACCTCCCGCAGTACCGCAGCCTTAACGTGATAGAATGGGCCGTCCTGCATTACGCCGTTGACCTTGACGCTCTGCCCCTTGGCAATCAGCTGCGCTTCTTTGACTTCCGCGCCAATGGAAAGTTGCCAATCGCCACTAACTGGTGTCTGCCCACCAGCTTTGGCCTGCTCGACAATCCCGGTGGCTGTGCCGCTCTTTGAGAAGATCTCGCCTTCAATATTGAGCATGCCGTCTTCCGCACGCGCTTCGACAATACCCACCCGGCTGGCGGTACGGTTTTCATGGTTCGCCAGCAGCGGCACCGGATCATTCATCTGCAGACCCGCAAGGTCGACCACCACAGGATGCCGCCACCCGGTAAGGTTCATCTTGCCACCGGAATACGCCATACCGATGACACGCGGATTGCCGTTACTGCCAGCCTGCGCCTCAATTACACAGAATTCGTCCATAAGGATTCCTCCGAAAAATAGAAATGAAAAAGCTCAGAACAATGGTGCGGGGATTATTTCAGCTTGATGTCGGATTGAGTGAGACCGAGTTCGTCCATCAGCTTCTTTTCGCGGCCACGCTGACGAAGCTCAGTCTCCCAGTCCTTGCCCTGACGGGCGTACTCGTTTGCCAGAGTTGTGGTGTGATTAGCCAGCCGAGTCTTCTGGGCGTTAGCTTCCTTCGCCGGATCAACATGTTCCATCCCGTCCCAAAACCACTGGCGAGTGGCCCGTGTCGGGCCGGACATTTCTTGGGATAGGCCCATCGCATATACAGGACTGGCACGGGATAGATTTGAATACGAGAATCCGGTAACGATCAGGTATTCCCGCAGCCAAGCATTGAATAACGGGTCAAGTATACGGTTTGCGATAAAGGACTGATCGACACGGATGGATTTGTAATAGACCTGATGATCCATGCGGCCTGATGCGTAATTGTACCCACCACTGTTGCAGGCGGCGATGTTGTACGGAATGTTCAGACAGCGAGCGATTTCGTTAAGAATCTCTTTCTTGAATTCCGCGTAAGTAGTCGCTGGCTGCTGCGGTTCGACCTGCCCCATCTTCCAGCCACCGGGCATAGTAAGCAGCATATTCCGCTCAAGCTCAATCCGGTCCATCGGTTCTACCGGATCAGCTTCCCCACTGGGCGGCGCGTCAGTATAGAGAATACCGGCAAAGTCAGCAGCCGCTTCCGCTGCGGATAAGACTGCCAGAGTAAATCGCCTTAATTGCGCAAAGAGCTCGATGGCCGGGGCAATCTCAGGGGTTCCCCGGTGTTGACCCGGACGGTCGGCTCGAAAAATATGCAGCATGGATGAAGCCGGAACAGTTACCGCATCACTGAATTTGTGGAAGCCGATGTCACCGGGGTGATTGCGCAGTACGCGGTAGGAGACTGGGTTGCCAAACCGATCCAGCTTAATTCCGTCTACTTCTTCCGGACTCAGAAACATTCCAAACGGACTGGCCACCTGTTCAGCCTCAATCAGTTTGATATCAAGCTGCACAGGGTGGTCGACTCGCGGATTAGTAGCCATGATGGCAAACGATTCACCATCCTGTGTTCGGGACATCCGCATAGTGCGCAGCTTATGCGCCAGTTCAATCGCTTGCGCCCACTGGTGAAAATCCCGCTCTACTGCACGGTTGAAACTATCATTGTCACTGAGCATCTGTAGACGCGGCCCTGTGCCGATCGTGTCATTGGCAATCGTCAGGACAATGCCGCGTGCATAAGAATTATTGGCCACTTCATAGCGGCAACGGTTACGCAGGATATGACGGATGCCAGAACTCGCCGCCGCGTCAGCCGACAGACTGTCCGCCCGAGCCCAGTGACGGCGGTTGTGGTCGGTAGTCTCCGCTGAATCAAACCGGGCAACAAAGCGGCGTACCGGCACCATGCGCAGGCTGCTGATCCGAACAGGCTTTTTATTATCGCTGGCTTCAGACATAAACCGGCTCCGAAATGGTAAGAGATATGAATGGGTGTTGCGGATTAGGGGAAATGCTGTAAGACTGGATACTTCATGCACCGGGTGGAAGGAGCTTGCTGATACGCAGGCCGCTGTTCTTTGATTTGGCTGCATTTTTTGAAGCCAGATAGCGGTCAGCCGCAATCTGTTCAGTCAGAGAATGCTGCTCGACACTGCCGGAATCGCCCTGTGCTCTTTTGGGGCTTTTGGCTGATTCCGCGATAGATTCGCTGAGGTCATCAGGCATAATAGAATCCTTCTTGCTGAAAAGATACATGAAAAATTGTTTAAATTGTAGAATTAATGTTTATGCATTAAAAATTGATGTATAATGCAACGAACTGATGATTTCGAATAAAATGATTTGCAGGGGAGCCTAGATATGGAAAAAATGTCATTAAGGGAACTGGCAGTACCGATTATTAAATCAATCGACAGCTTTAATTATCTCCTGAAATCTCATCATCGGCATACTGCTATTATTTCATGGCATATCGGTAAAAAGATGGGTTTAAGCAACGAGGATCTGTTTGAGCTTGTTGTTGCGGCGGCAATTCATGACATCGGCGCGTTGTCTGTTCAGGAAAGAGACCTTCTTGTTCGTGAAGATGTGATCAACCCACAACCGCACTGCATTATGGGTCATCATATGCTCAAGCCGTTTGAAGCATTTCGCCAGATTGCCCAAATCATAAAACATCACCATATAAAATATCAGGATTTCCTGAATATGGATGAGGCAGAGGTGAAGTTTCAGAGTCATATTATCCACCTTGCAGACCGGGTAGACATACTCATCAATCCGGAAGAATTCATTCTCAATCAGAAGAAACAGGCTCTTGAGAAGATAAAAGAAAAAGTGGAAACGGACTTTCATCCTGATGTATATGCGGCATTTGATGAGGTTTCTTTGTCCGATATTTTCTGGCTTGAAATTAACGATCTGAGTATCGATGACCTTTTTGACCGCATTGATGCCAATGTTGATTTCAAACTAACCATTGATAATATTATGGATTTTTCTCTTTCCCTTTCCCGAATCATCGACTACAGAAGCCGCTTTACCGCGTCTCATTCCTACACGGTCGCCTATCTGGCAAAACAGCTGGGTAAATACTTTGGCTTCTCCGATGAGGACTGTCAGAAATTGCAGGTAAGCGGCTATTTGCATGACATTGGCAAGATCGGTGTTGATCCGGGTCTGATTGAAAAGAATGGCCCTTTATCGGATGATGAATTCAATCATGTTAAACTGCACGCATACTATACAGGGCAGATTCTGAAGAACTTGAGCCGGAGTGAATGGTTTAAAGATATCGTACTCTGGTCTCAGAACCACCATGAAAAGAATGACGGTCATGGATATCCGCAAGGTTTGGATGACAGTGTTCTGGATACAGGCGCAAAAATAGTGGCATTCTCCGATGTTATTTCGGCATTAATGGAAAATCGTCCTTACCGGGACGGCTTGCCCGTTGATGTCGCATTTAACATTATCAAAGAGAAGATTGCGCCTTCAATTTCTTTATCCATGTTTGCTGACATTGAGCAGCACAAGGATGAAATCAATGATCTGGTAGTCAAATGCCATCAGCATTCGTTCAAAGAATATGAACTTGAGGGATTGTCATCATAAAGGGAAAATACAGCGAGAAAAACTTTCTCTATAAATATTAACAACTGCCGAGGGGAAATTATTCCATCTTTTTGAGAATTTTATCAAAAACTTTGCTCAATATCTTCGATACACAACTCTGACTGATATTATTATCTGACGCAATCTCTTCCTGAGTCTTGCCTTCCATGACCACACCTTTCACGACAACCTTTTGAGTTCCCTGCAGTGAATTCAAAAAAATATCGATCCGTTCTGACTGTTCTTTCTGGATTGTCTCATCCAGCGGAGTCATGGGCATAGCAGCAGTACTGAACTTCATTTCCATGATCCGCTGCTGACTTCTGCGGTAACGCATTTCAGCTTTGAGAAAGTTCAGCATAGCCCACTGACCGGCTTTAACCTGAAACGCCCGGAGGTTTTCTTCATTGTTTGCCGACATTACCGCCTGCCATGCACCAATGGCAAACTCCTGCACCGCATCATCAAACAGATTTTCCGGTACTGCACAGATGTACGCATACATTTTTCCGAGGGTCAGCAGTTCTTCGGGGTTTACAGGTAATACAGTTTCTTCAGGCATGAGGGATCTCCGTAAAATATAAGGGCAATAAATCAAAGGACTTGCACAAACAACCGACATGAGTAACATTGGACAATTAAAATGAGAAAGGGTATTGAATGACCAAGAATGATATATCAATAAATATTGCCACTGAAATGAACATCAATCAGACTGTAGCGAAGAAAGTGGTGCAGATGGTGCTCGATGGGATCATTGATGTTGTTTCAAGCGAGGGGCGATATGAACTGCGTAACTTCGGAATATTCGAAGTTAAAACCAGAAAAGCGCGAAAAGCCAGAAACCCCAAGACCGGAGCGGAAGTGATGGTGCCGGAAACGAAAGCAGTAACCTTCAAACCCGGTAAATTCATGCAGGATAAAATAGCCGACACAAAAAGTGCCGATTAATCAGCGTTTCTGCAGGGCAGACAGTTTGATGGCGGGTTTACGCACCTTACCTGCGGGAGTGGAGCCGGATAAGACGATTCCCTGCTCGGAAGCGGCAACGGCGCATCCGACAAGGCAGTCCCAGAAATGGTTTTCTGTTCTACCCGGACGCAGCGACCATTCATCGACTACCCGTCCACGGCCTTCAGTACGCACTGAATATTCCGACACCATATGTTCAGAGAACATCTTGATAGCTTCCGCACGTTTGCCGAAAATTGATAAGCTGCCGGGATCACCCAACGCAACCCGCCAGCGGGAACGGACAAAGGATTTCCAGTAATTGGTGTCAAAGAGAATGTAGCGCACGGCGTTACGAGTAGGTGCAGCCGGGATACGCCAGTTCCATTCTGAAATACGGTCACCGACTTTACGGCGGTAATCAGAAAACGGGGTGGATGAGGCGGTGATCCCTTTACCACGGCTGGGCATTACGATGGCGGCGTGTTTGCTCTGACGGCAGAAATCATACACGGTCTGTGCGGCGTTACCATCATTGGCGTCAATCAGGCAGCGGCTGATTCGCAACACTGTCCCGTCATCACGCTTCCATTCACGCTCTATCAGTGTTTCTGTCAGTGCTTCAAACCCGGCACGCCACGCGCCTTCCTGCCCTGTACCGGGAAACACCATCTGCAACGTCTTCTTTATCTCACGCAAAGATATGTAACTTTTATGCGGATCAGGGAATGTCCCGTAATCAACAATGTAACCGGTAAAATTGACTGTCCACGCGCAGACTACGTAATACAGGCATTTTCCCTGTACATCAATAAACGCAGTCAGTTTCTCTACTGTTGTCGGTACGTTATAACGCTTGAGGTTATTGAGTCGGGAGATTATTTCATCTATGGTCAGTTGGCCATCTTCCTCAGGTGCAGCCAGAGGAGAATTCTGGAATTCACTGGCAAAGACTTCCTCCCCGTCATCAATCAGTGCGTTATAGGCATGCTGGATTGCGGATATTTCCCCTTCGTCTTCGGCAAAACAAAAATCCCAGGATATCACACAGCCCCTGTCCATTTCTTTGCGGTTTATTGCATAATAGGCGTTAGCTTCAGCTCGCGCCCGTAATTGATCGTCCGGGTCATCGGGATTATAGGTATTACGTAACCGGGCGTACTCACCCAGCCATTTGTCCTCATGGCAATCCGACCACTTTTGAACGAAGGGTATACGTTCTCCCTGCCACGCCGGATTCTTTTTGGGATCAAGCAGCTGGTCAACCAGATCATCTTTCTGGATTACGGTGCACGGCATTACAACTGACATGCCCGTAGTATGTCCCGCAGAACGGATAATGGCTTTACGGATGATATTCAGCCGCTTATTAATCTGTTGCAGACTGGACGCAGACTCTTCATCCTGCGGATCATCAATAATTACAAAGTCGGGCCGTAATTGTACCCCATCACCTCGGCGTTTCTTCATGCCGCGTACTTTAGAACTGGTGATACCGCAGGCAAGAATTACACTGCCCGATGCTTCCGAGCCTTCAATCATCGGCAAGACCAGATAATCCGCTGACCATTCGATATGCGTCGGCTCACCTTGATACAATTGGCCATGTGAACGCTGATTGATACCCTCCAATTTCTGGATGGGATAGCAGATCTCCGGGAAATCCGCAAACAGCAAATCACTCTCAAAGATGCCCTTAATGGAATCGAGGTTATCCGTAGCACGGGTCTGGTTTGCGCCGATAATCGGAATAAACCGTTTATGGCCGTAACACGCTGCCCAGACAGCAGTCAATTCCGATATGGTGGATTTGCCAAACCCTCGGAACACCGCCTCTACAAAGCGTCCGCCATGGAAGATTGCATTCTCAATACGCTTGATTACCCGGAAATGATCATCCGAGAACGGGTCTTTACCTTCCGGCGCATAAGTCATGATGAAACGGGACAGATCATAGCGACAGGATTCCCTGCGGTCTTTGTCTTCAATCGGCGGCAATTCACCGATGTCGCGCACAGATTCAGACAGCCGCCGGGAGCGCTCCGCTGCATACAGACGGTGACGCTCGGCATATGACAGGTCATCATTCTTATGCTCTTCCAGCAGCACCCGCCGCCATTCAAGAAACAGCCATGCGACATACCGCACCAAATCTATTGTTTTCCCATCACCTATTCTCATCCCCGCCCGGTTCTGCTGCCGGTATATAGCCCCTTGCCGCATCACTGTCCCCAGTGGCGTCGAGTTCATCAACCGGACAAGCTCGACCGGCTTTAGGCTATGCGGGTTAATAGTCATATTGGGCGAATACCTTATTTACTACTGTCAGTAAGCTGGCTGTTGAGCCATGCTCCGAGATGGATAAGGTTAATGTTACCCGACGCGTCTACCGGCGCACCGGCATCAATGACCTGTTTTACTTCATCTTCAGTGACCGATTTGCCACCGGCTTTGGACAGCAATTTTGCGGCGTCGGTAATACAGAGGCTCATCGGGTTAAGCTTGGGAGTAGACATGGATTTCTCCCGGCGAGAAAGTTTTAATTTTGGAATAAGACAAGGAAAAGATCCGGTACTTGTGGTAAAGGCGGAATACAAAATTCAAATTTGGGGCGTTTTTGTTGGTTTTGTGGCTATTTTCACGGAACAGAAACGTGTTTTTGTTTGCATCACAGCCCAGCTTTTGTACATTTTATGAATCAGTTTATGTATTTAAAAAGTGAAAAGGAGAAACACGATGGCGAAGAAAACAGCAAAGAAGGTCGCGAAAAAAACACCGGCGAAAAAAGTCGCAAAGAAAGCACCTGCTAAGAAAGTGACCAAGAAGGCACCGGTAAAGAAGGTTGCAGCAAAAGCACCAGCCAAGAAGAGCACTGTAGTGCGTGACGCCACCAAGCCGCTGACCAAAACGCAGATGATCGCTGTGATCGCGGAACAGACCGAAGTGGATAAGAAGGCTGTAGCTACTGTTATGAATTATCTGCCGGAACTGCTGGAGAAGGAACTGGCCAAGCCGGGTATCTTCCAGCTTCCTGGTCTGCTGAAAATCCAGAAGCAGAAAGTTCCCGCACAGAAAGCCATCAAGAACTGGAAAAATCCATTCACCGGTGAAATCGGCACCAAGCCCGCAAAACCGGCATACAGCAAGATCAAGGTACGCCCCCTCAAGAAGCTCAAGGACATGGCCTGATCGATTTAGCAATATCTGCCACTTAAAGGACCGGGGCATAACGTGCTCCGGTCTTTTTAATTCAATTGTTTTTCTGAACTACTATTTATTAAACTCAAATTTACCCCGATCCGCTCTACGGAAACGGCTATTTTCCCCTTGTGAACTAATCTCCCTACCCATCGCCGCTGAAATAGTAGCGTGCGGGGTACGTCCGGAACTTTCAGCCAGTTTCTTCTCAAAAATCGCCCGGCAGATATCCTTGCAGCAAAGCGGTTCTTTCGACGTTTTCAGAATTTCCGCTGCAGCGTCCAACATACTCATTTTACCTTTAGGTTTGCCGCCTTTACCGGATGGTTCAGCTGAAGGTTTCTCCGTTGACTTTGTGTCTGGTGTGGGTTTTACAATATGAACTTTATTCGTCCGGGACAGCTTCGCCTTTTCCTTGAGGTAATTACTTCGCAGATCCTCGGCATACTTGGCGGCATATTCTTTTACGTCACCCTTACCGTCATACCCGAAATGGCTTCTGTAGCCGGTGGAACTGATCTCGCCGCGAAACTCAAGATGATGCTGATTGTTCGGTTGATAAGTAACCTCCACCTTTGTGCCGTCCTTAGTAGTCAGGGTAAAATTCTGCTTATCGACCAGCACGCCTTTGGGCGGAGCCTTGAATCCCGGTGCAAGCCCTGTTTTGTCAATCGCCTTCTGCACACATTCGTGCAGGCCGTCATGGCCATGCTGCTTGAGGATTTCAATCGCTCTGGCTTTGGCGTTCGCCTGCGTCGGTTTGGTTACAATGCTTGCACCGCTGCTGGCTTCACTGATCGTCCAGCCTTTATCGGCAAGGCTTTTATGCATAAAGAACTCAAAACCTTCAAAGCCCTTGAACGTTACCGGTCTGGCGTTTTCGGCTTCCCTGAATTTCTTTGTAAGATTGTCGCAAGCGTAGTAAGTGGTGTGTGTATCGTTCGTAGCTGTTTTGGGTTTGCTGGTTGATTTGGATGTTTTCTGTGTGGTCGTTTTCTTTGGGGGATCTTTTTTGTGAGCAGTCTTTTTGGGCGGCGCTTTAGGTTTTGCTGTCTTGTTTGCTGTGGGCTTTGTGGTCGTCGTTGCCGTTTTTTGCACAGCTTTCTTTGTAACTTTTTTTGTGGGCATTGTTTTTCTCCGTATATTAAAATTTTTGAATTATTTTGATCGCTTGATTGTAACTTGAAATTCTGTGTTATCATTAAAGCGCAGAACGCAGCCGTTATCGCTGGTCAGAATTCCTTCTTCCTCAAAGGTCGCCACCCGTATCAGCTGCTCCAATTCATCCGGCATCGTCATGCAATCCTCGCCAATTTCACCGGTCGCAACAGCCAGAACTTCATCAAGTATCGCTTTTACCCCGTCCTGCACGGTTTGTGTATTCATGATTTTACCCTTAATTTAATGTGTTCAGCCTCGAAGTTCTTCAAGGGTGTATTCAATATCGCTTCGTGATAGCGGACAAATACCCTCAAGAACTTCCAGCAAATTTTCTGTGGCTCTTCCCAAATCACCGGCGTCCGCCCAGTCTAACCCGGCCTCTTCAAGCGGTTTATATCGGGTATCAAGTTCCTGTCCGATCTGATCCAGAAGTGCAGAAATATCAGACAACCTTTCACTGCAGACTTCTATCGCCGTTTTCTGATGCCTGTTCATTTGCGTCCCTTTCTGGCCTGTGCGCGTTTCTCATCGTCCCGGCCCAACTGATAAGCCGCTTCCAGTGCGTTCTTGAAACTCCAAACTGAAATTTCAAAAAAATCTAATGAATCATGGCCGCGCCGTTCCAGCGTTTTCAAGTCGAAAATCGCCCCCTTGGCAATTTCCAGAATTTTTTGCTGCTTACTTTTCATTTTGTTCCTTTCCTGTTTCGCGGTTAGCCTTTTGCGTCCGCCCATCAGAAATGAACCATGTTTTTAGCCCCACAGCAAGTCCTCCGGGAAATTTTGCAGACACTTTTTTTTAGCCGGAAATGGCACAACGATGAAAAATTCAATCACATTAAGAACTTTTGAAAACTGGGTGATTTTCACTTTTTTTAAAAAAAGTTTATCGCAAAATCAAAAAGGAATTCAAAACCATTCCACGTAAACGGGCAGAACTACGGTTCACGGAATCCCAAAGCATAGAAATCTTCTACAGTTGGCGGCAGGCCCATTCCCTTTGCCAAAGCCCGTGCGCATTGCTGTGTCGGGAAGTTTAGCTGTAAACAAAGACCAATATCGTTACCGGCGTTTTTGATAAGCATGTACGCACCCACCGGGCAGAAGGCCACAAAGTACCGCCGCCCGTCCTGCAACCGCCCCCGCGCCATCAGAGGCAACGCACCATCCGGCCACCGGGCAAATGATGGGTAATGTTCTAACTCGATATCATTAAATTCAATTGCACGCATCGTTATGCCTCCCGGAAGCCAAAGGTGTGGAATTGATGAATGGTAGATGGATCACCCATACCTCTTGCTATGGCGTATGCAAGCTGCTGTGTCGGAATATCCATAGAAAGGGATCTGCCACCGTAATCATTTACTTCATCATCTTCGATCAGTAAACACGCACCTGTCGGGTCGAACACGATTATATATTCCTTGCCATTTTCAAGCCGACCATTTCCGATTAAAGGAAGTTTTCCATCCGGCCAATAGGAACACCCAGCGAAGCCGAGCCAATCATGTTCTGAAAATTCCTTCAGTTCCATCCCCGTTCTCCCTTCACATCGGCAATTGTTTGCTCTGCCCAATGCATATCAATTTCAGCGTTACAGTCAATCAGCTCCGGGATATTGATGTAGCCGAGTTCGGGTTCAAAAATGTGCATCAACCCGAATGCGGTCTGATGATCGCTGTCAATTTCTGTAATATAAAAGTCCGATGACGGCGTGAAGTAATGCAGTTTGATAATAGCCTGTTCGCCCAGTTCCTCATTACTGTATAATTCCGGCAAATTGCGAAACGACTGCAGAAGTTCATTAAGGCGGTTACGGTACCATTCGCCGTCACGGCTTTTGCACAGCATACGCAGTGCTTGCAGTTGCAGATTGCCAATGAACGCCTGTAGATTCTTGAACAATTCATCCATTTCCTTTTGTGTACACATCGCTTTCTCCTTCATGAGATTTAGCGCACCATTACGCTTCTCTCACAGTCATGAAGAAAAAACTTCCTTACAGCAACTCTAAAAATGCTGCTCAGAAAACACTGATAATTTCAATGCCGTTTTCAGCAAGCAGTTTTCCGGTAATGCCGGTCCGGGAACACGATGGTGACGTTTTCATTAAAATTGCTGTCTTGCATTTATGTTTCTTGGCGATGGCCAATGTCTTTTCGGCACCGGCAACAAAGTACTCCGTCACATCATCACCGGTCACTTCATTGCGCATGGACTTGTCCTCGCATGTTTGTAGGATTTTTCCGCGGCGACTTTTAACCGGCGGTCGTGGCACAGGCAATCCACCCAATACTTCCGGGCAGACTTCAATCACTTTAACATTCGGATGTTCCGCAAGATACTTTTTGACAAAGTATGACGGACGCACTGGTTTTCCGTGCCACCTCACATTTCGACCGAGAAGGCATGACGATACCAGGATACATTCAGTTTTGTTTTTCATAATCTTTACCTCATACTGTTATAAAATTACGGATCGCCAAAATTTGTCGCCATTGCTCTGTAATATATTTCCCTACACACAGAGCAACGTTGGCGGTTGCAGCAAAGTTTGACGACCCGCAATCTACATGTAACAATGCCGGGATTCATTTTTCAAATGCAAAAACGCTGCTTATTACTGTGCACGCCAGTATTCGATGAAACGTTTGCGGGTACTGTCGCCCTTGTATTCCTTATACTCAAGTTGCTGAGAAAGCTTGCGCATCTCTTCCCAAAGCAACGGGTAATGCTGTTTCAAAGATTTCCACTGCTCTACCTTTTGAAACGGACACATCCAGCACGCTGTTCGCAGAAAACCTAGCTCATAGCCTTTCCATAGAAGTGGTTTGACTGCATCTAATGCCTGTTCGTATTCCGCTTTGTCTACCCCAAAGAATGGATTGAGTAGTTTAACGATGCGGTTGCCATCCTTGACTTCCTGATAGAGATTGCTTTTACTGACAGAGGTTTTCTGGTCACTACGTCCGCCACGCACGCAGATCACATTCTCGTTTTCAAACTGACGAATGTAGTGATTGACCGGATCATTGATGAATTTATGCAGGCAGTCCCGGTACAAAGAATCCGGCCACATCTTCTTTTGAAAGTAGTATTCCAGGATATTTTGTTTCGGACGCAGCAAGGTTAATTCAACACCAAGCTTTTCACATACCCGCATGATATGGCTGGTAAGGTCCGGAAACTCTGCGCCGGTTTCCACGAATAACGCGGTGAGTGGCTTGTTGTATTCCGCACATACGCCACGCGCCCAGTTGAGTACAACAGTAGAATCCTTGCCCCCGGAGAATTGCAGTACTACCTTATCACTGTCCTGAATGATCTGCAAGGCTTCAGGTTTGACTGATTCCAGTTCAGTCGGTTCCACTTCCGTTTCTGCCTCATCATCCGTGTTAGCAGAAGCAATTAATTCAGCCAGTTCCTCTTCATTAAAACCGAGATGTGATAAATCATAATCCATGTCCTGCAACTCGGATATTTCAAGCGGCAGAAGTATGCTATCCCATTCTGCCAGACTTGCCGATTGGTTATCCGCAATACGCAGGGCCTTCACTTTTTCTTCCGGCAGATCTGCAACATGCACCGGCACGGTTTGCAGACCAATTTTCTTTGCTGCCTTTAACCTGGTATGTCCGCATATTACAACATTGTTTTTATCAACAACAATGGGCTGGCGAAAACCAAACTCTTTAATGGAATCAGCAACGACATCGACAGCAGCAGCATTGATACGCGGATTGTTTTCATACGGTATGATTTTATCAATTTCAACTTCAGTAATTGTTAACGACATGTACTCTCTCCAAACAAGCAGTGATAATACTTGACAAATAGGACGCGATCCGTTATAGTATCCTATAAAGGATCTGTTTATGATTGTAAGTTTTCAGGATAGTGTGCTGGAGTCGTTTTACTATAGCGGCCCTAGCAGGAAGACAAAACGGGTCCCGTCTGAATTGCATTCGGCAATTCGGCGCAAGCTTGACCAGTTAAACAGCGCAACTGATATTAATGACCTTAGAGTTCCGCCTGCAAATCATCTTGAACTTCTCAAAGGTGACCTTAAAGGCAAATACAGCATAAGGGTTAATTCCCAGTGGCGTATTGTTTTTCGCTGGGACAATGACGCAGTGTATGAAGTTCAATTAATAGACTACCATTGAATACTTTTCCGGGAGAAAAGAAATGAAAACCAAATTACCTTATGCTCCCACACATCCGGGAGAGATGCTGCTTGAAGAATTTTTGAAACCGATGGGGGTCAGTCAGGTGGAATTTGCCAAACACCTCAAGGTCAGTTTCAAGCGCATTAACGAAATTGTTAATGGTAAGCGGGCAATCAGCCCCGAGACGGCGTGGCTCTTTTCTCAAGCGCTCGGCACCAGCCCGCAGTTTTGGATGAACCTTCAGACTACATATGATCTCGTTCACAATAAGGTAGATCGTAAAGTTCCTCCGCTGAAGCATGCTGGCTGATTTCTTTACTTGACTATCGGTGTACGCACCTGCCAATCGCAATCAGCTCCGGAAGTAAATTCAGCCCATCGTTTCCTGATCACATCGCAGTACTTTGGTTCAAGCTCAACTCCGTAACAGGTGCGTCCTGTACGTTCGGCTGCAATTAGAGTACTGCCTGATCCAAGGAACGGGTCGACAACCAACATCCCTTTTTCCGTGGAATTGAGGATGGCGTTTTCAATCAGCGGCACTGGCTTCATTGTCGGGTGTAACTTGCTGGAGGTCGGTTTGGGATATTCCCACACGGAAAATTTCTGTTCGCCACTGCCATAGAAATGATGCCGATCCGACCAGCCGTACAGAATTGGTTCATGTTTATAGTTGTAATCACAACGCCCAAGCACATGGTTATTCTTTACCCAGATCAGCTGATGGCGATACGGCATCCCGGCTTTTTCCATCGTATCAAACATCAATGGAAGCAACCCATTAAAGGATGCGGTACAAACGTAATAGGATGCGTGATCAGTAAAGTGCGGCACAAATGCCTTGAATGCACCAAGCCACAGTTTGGCCGTATCTTCCTGAGATAGGTGATCGTTGGCAATCTCATCCTGAATGCGATTTCCCTTACCCGCTTTATTCAGAAATTTGTTTTTATCAGCATAGTTCACACAATATGGCGGATCAGTAAACAAAAGATCGACTTTGCTTCCATCAATTAAACGTGTCACAGCATCTGCGTCTGTGGAATCACCACACAACAATCGATGTCTTCCCAGAGAATAGATTTCACCTGGCTTACTGACCGGCGGAATATCCTCATCAACATCCGGCACATCGTTTACATCAGCGTTACCGGTTTCGCTTTCATCAATCGCCAACAGTTCCGACAATTCATCATCAGAAAAGCCAAGCGAATTGATATCCCATTCCATCGACTGTAATTCTTTAAGTTCGATGGGTAGCAGGTCATAATCCCATTCAGCAAGTTCTCCCAGTTTATTGTCCGCAAGGCGCAGAGCCTTGGCCGCTTCTGGTGACAGGTCACTGGCGATATGCACCGGTACTTCAGATAGTCCGAGTTTTTTGGCGGCCTTTAGGCGGGTATGCCCGGCAACAATCACCCCATCCTTATCCAGAATGATCGGCACCTGAAAACCGAATTGCCTGATGCTGTCAGCGACCGAATCCACAGCGTCATCATTGGTACGCGGATTACCCGGATATGGTTTGATTTTTTCTACCGGCCAGTATTCAACCGTAAATTTACTGGTGTCTGTTTGTTGACAGGACATAATATCCCTCCCCGCAAAGACAACCCTCTGCGTTATGGTGAATGAATGTATATGGATTGAGTTACTGTGAATTGATTTGTAGGGTTACTGGCGACGGTTCCAGATGTCGATCACCTCTTCCCGCTTTTTACGCAGTGGCGTCTGAATAGCGCAGTCGTCATTTAGGCATATCACGTAATAGCGCACGCCCTGAAAGATATCAAAATCCTTAACCGCTTTGGCGGGACTGCCACAATGCCCACAATAGACAATGCCCTCTTCGGACATTTGAGGTGCCGAGACCGGTTCTGGTTTAGTCTGCTTAAGAGGTACGGGAGCATCTTCCAGAGAATCTTCTGTATCCTGCTTGCTATGCATGTGGCGGGAAGCTTCCTGAACGGCATCCGCCCCACCGGCAACAATCTCGCGCTGACGATCTTCCGGTAACTTTGCCACTTCCGCAGCTGCCGAAACTGAAACCTGACCAGCGGTCACCATCTGGGTAAGCTCAGGAATACCATTCTCACGTACACATTTTGCCCGTTGAACTGAACGGCGGCCGACATTGAACAATTCCGCTGCCACTGACTGTGAAGTGGTTGCGCCAATTGGCGCATCCTCTGACGTATATTGATTGTCCCCCGGCTCCATTGTAGCCAATATATCTGCCAGCATTGCCCTTTGTGCTTCATTAAGATTACGACGATGTCGCTGGTGCTGAATCATCCAGCGCTTAACATCTTCTCTGGTTTCAAGGCCGGGGATGAATTCCGTTTCATACGGGAAGCCATGTTTGTCGCAGATGGCTTTACGGTTATGACCATCAATCAATACTGGCCCATCCGGTGTATCCCAGACCTTCAATGCATCCAGGCAACCGTCCTGCAGAATATCCGCTTCCAGTCCGGCAAGCTCATCCGGGGTTAACGGCGGAATCAGATCACGGAATTCCTCCTCAATGATTATTTCGCGATATATGCTGCTCATTTGGGTATCTCCTTATCCTATACCTGTAAGTCCTTATATACCAACGCTGCGGATTTTTTTCCGCGCATAGAAACAAAGTCTCTTGTGGGTACTACTTCCCGCTCGCCTAAAAATGGGACTTTTGTCCAAGTACCTTGCAAAAAGTGTATAAAAAGCAGGGGGAGCTGTTGTTTTTTACAACATCACGGGCTTGAAAATCAGCCTTGGGAGGTTTTTGCAGTTTTTGACTGGGGGGTCACGCAAACGGGGTAAAATCGGGGTTGCGCGAGGGGGGTAGGCAAAAACTGCAAAAACCTCATATTTAACAATTTTATAAATAT